CATCACTGATTGATTTAATTTTATTAATTGCAGATCCAAAATTTTGAAATAATTGATCTGAACTCGGTGCTAAAGGTGGAGTGCTTCTTACATCTTTTAAATATTCTCTAAATTGCTTATCGTAAGTAGATGTTAACAAATATGTATCAATAATATTTGTAGCACTTGGATCTAATCTACTATTTTCATCTGCACTGTGTACATACTGGAATTTAATTTTATCTCTACCTCTGTATGCTTTATAATTTGTAATTAATGTTAATACACCTGTAGTTGAACTATAAGTTTTGAAAACATCAGCGTCGACAAAATAAAAAATTGTGCCATTATCGTATAATGATAACGGACCAGTTGCAGATTCAGTTTCAAAAACTCTAATATTTTCTGTAGTAGCATCTACATAATTGTAGTTTGTTGATTGATTGTTAGAAATTTCTTCTTTAGCAAATACCCATTTAGTTAAAGGATTCGTATCTGGTGCTACAAAGTTTGTAAATGAATCTGGATTATCAATTACTCCGTCTGCGTCACTATCAAAGAAACTAATTTCTACTTTTTTACTGTTGACATATCCTTCTTCATCTCGATATTCTTTAGTAATTTGCCAAGGATAATCAATCGTAAAAGGATCTACGCTATCAGGTTGTTGATTAATAGATAATAAGTTAATTCTATCTGTTATAATTTTACCAGATCTACTGTCATATATTTGATCTGTTTCGTCATAGTAAAATCTAACTTCTTTATCACTCTCAAAGACGTATCTTACACCTCTATAAGTTATTGTATATTTTTCGCCGTCTGTTTCAAATAACAATAACCAACTCGAGTCTAAGTTTTGATTTGATGAATCACCTGTTCTACCTGTATTAAATGCGTTACCAATACTAAGATTGTTGTTTAAAATAACACGCCATTCTCTATCTGCAACACTGTATCTTAAGCCAAATGTTTTGTATGCAAAAATTTGATCAATCATTTGAGATATAACATCTGTGGTTAACCCTGTTGCAAATTTAGGTTTTATTTCATTTAAAACTGCTCCCGATGGTATAACATCATTAAAAATAATCGGACCTTGTCCGTCTTCAAAATTTTCTGTTCCATCATCATTTACTTGAACTACTTTTGTCCAAATAAAAGATGTAGCATTTGGATGATCTGCTGGTCCTGTCATTAATTTATTAAAGTCATTTCTCATAAAATGTTGCCCAACTGGTGCAATAAATTTAACAAGAGATCCTGGTTCTAAATATCTTAAAGTACTTCCTGTGAATGTACCTGTTGTTAATTTAATATCAAGTGTGTCTGTAAGATAACCGCTTGAGTTATTTGTTTGTTTTGCAACTTGATTCCAACTTGCACCTAAGTCTCCAGCAAATGTTTTTGGAAATTCGCTTAGGTAAAAGTTTTTAATTAATGTATTTCTTAAAATAGGTTGAATTACGTTTTCAATTCTTCCTTCGACGTCTGTTCTTGTAACAAAAGAAAAGTTTACACGTTTATCAAATATTTCTCTATAAATTACACCATCATCACTGTAAATGTTTGTGCTTGAATATTTGCCTGTGGCATCGATTAAGTCAAAATATCTACTAATTCCGCTTGACGTTCTATTAATACTTTTACTTTTTATAATCTCTTGGCTAATTGCTCTTGGAGCAACTTGATAATCCTCACCTGTAATCATTCTATTTTGTGTATAGAATGTTGACGGTGCATTTTCTTTAATACTTCTACTTGTTTCTGCTGAACTTGCATTATCAACTGTGTATTTTAACGAAGCAGTTACAGTCATTGTTTCTGCTGTTCCGCTTCTTGTTTCGTAAGGAACAGTTATTGTAATGTTTGTAAGTTCTTCAGGTTGAATACTATATTTTCTTCCAATTGATTTTCTGTAGTAAACTCTAAATCTACCTTTAGGCAAATTACCAAATGTACCGTCAGCAAATAATAAACTAATTCTATCTTCAATTCTTGTTAAAACTGTATAGATGTCTCTTTGATCTTTACTCAAACTGTTATAAATTACGTTGTTACCTTCAACAGCATCTACCTTAGTCCATAAATCTTGTTCATTACCATTCGCATCAAGTTTGTATAACCATACATCTGAATTGTTAATGTTTGTTGCATCAATTGCTATCGCTTGATTAGTATTAGGATTGTCAACAGTAAAAGAACCGTTGTCCATTTGTCCTTGTCTAAAGTGTAAAAAATATCCTGTATTAGAACTGCCGGCACCTTTACCATCTTCTCTATATAAAAATGCTAAACTATTTCCTGGTAACGGAGTTTCTTCAAAAATTTTGTCTACTGTAATACCTGCACTGGTTACTTCAAATACTAAATTCTTTTCACCTACATTTTTATTAAAACTATAGATAGGTAAATTAGAATTTGTTGCATTGAAGCGATACTGTTCTGTAGTAATACCGTTAATTGTATATTTTTTAACAGGACGTCCTACAATAGAGTTTTCAGGCAACGAAGCATTTAGTACTTTTCTAAATTGCTCTGACCAATCAGGATTGCTTGGATCATTCCAAATAATTGTTTGGTTAGCAAGGTTAACACCATTGCTGTCTACAATGTCTTCAGTGGTTTGAATACTTTCAAATTTTAATAAGCCGTTAGCAGTTTGATTTCTTTTTGGATTATAAGAAAGAAGTCTTGCTAAACGTAATACACTTTCTCTACGTTCTGCAAGTTCTAAGTAGTTTTCACGTGCATTTAGGTCAACGCGGAAAGCAAGGTTTTGACCTAAATACGCAATCAAATCAATTAATGCAAGGTATTCTGAGGATTCAATGTAATCGTTAAAATCTTCTGGATAATTCTCACGCAGATAGTTGATCATTGTTCGACGTAGACTATCAAAGTCATACGACTTAAAGTCTGCGTTTTTAAATGTTTGATATACTCTCTTCCAGTCTTCTGCAAGTAGTAATCTGTTTTGTCTATCTGTTGTCGACATCTATGCTTTCCTCGTTATAAGTATTTATTTGTTTGCGTTAACAGAGTACTTAATTCTTTAACCTATAAAGCCGTTGTTTTGATCAAACTGTAACTTCATTTTTTCAGAAATGTTATATGGAAGATATTGCAGTTCACACTCTATTTGAATGCCACTTTCATACTGATCAACAATTACTCTATTGGCGCTTATTCTTGGATCGCTATTGATAATTGTTGTAACATTGTCTGCTATCGCTTCTTTTAGGTTCTCTGTTAACGGATCAAATAGTACGTCCCAAATAATAGTACCAAATTCAGGATTTTCTAATTTTTCTCCTTGTCTAATATGAAAATGATTTAATAGATCTTGTTTAATTAAACCAATGTCGAAAAGTGTATAAGATACGTTGTCAGGATTTACTGTGCTTAACCCTCTGTAAGTTTGAGACTTTACAATAGGCTTCTGCTTCAGGTTTTCCTTGACTTTAATATTCTTAATTGTGTTTTTTTCTAAACTGCTCATATCAGTATTTATGTGCTATTAAGCACCCTCTTTCTTAAATGTATCTGGAAGACTATCTATATCCGGAGCCGGTGGAATGTAGACGTCATTTGTTCTATCTGTTTGTACAGTGGTGTACTGTATCGGATCCACGTTTTCGTGGTGTGCCCACGGCTCATGCTGTGGTAAGCGTTTGTGTAAGGACGCGATAGCGGTAGCGGTAGCGCCGGGAACCACGTGAGTGGACAACGAAGTTGTCTTAGCGGCCTCTGGCCCATTCATATGGATCTGTAGTGCAGTTTCATAGTGTCCTAATCCACTGTTAATGTTAGATGTTGTTCCGCTTGTGATATTGGTTGCTAAAAACGCCAATGTTTGAATAGAAGTTTTGGTTTCTAAGTTGATGCCAAAGTTTGTAAGCAGATTAAATGTTCTACCTGCCTGCATATTGATATCTCTGTCAGCAGTAATGTTAAGATCGTTTTCAGTGTGTATACTAATTGAATCTTTTGCATACACATCAATCTTACCATTAGCAGTCATTTCAATCCATGAATTACCACTGCCGTGATCAATACGTATTAAATCTTCTGTGTTATGAAAAAGAATTTGATGTCCTGTGCGTGTTCTGATACGCATTAATTCGTTTGCTGGTAACTGTGGAAGTCCGTCTTTTTCACCTTTACCTACGTTTGCATATTCTTTTTTAGTGTTACCTGCAAATCCTTTTCTTAAAAATTTGTCGTCACCGTCATCCATTACAAAATGCGTTCCGCCGAGGCGGCCGAATGGAATATCTGCTTGTGTTCCTTGAGGACCGTATTTGGCTTTTACGTAACCAGGACGTTTATCGTATGGTCCCGGAGTTGAAATACCAAACACCATACTTGGTACTTCACGTCTTGCACTTGCTGTACTTAATCCTCGGGTGCCGTCACTTGATAAACCTTGTATTCCTAATACCGACATCCAATTTTCATTTATAGGCTTTTTAAACTTTGTAGGATCATTACCCTTGTTATCTTCAAGATTCTTTTTGTTAATTTCACCAACTACTGCTTTGCCTGTGTTTGCAATACTATCTTTACTTCCATCTGATTGAGGTTGATTACTAATATGGGTTGTTGCTACCCTGTCAGGCATTGAAAAGTTAACGTAGTTGTCTTGAACACAAGCAATCCAGAATCCCATGTTAGATTGACCTTCAATAAACACAACAATTACCCTGGAACCAATGTCTGGTGGAATCATATGGAAACCATATGCCTGTTGTGTATATTTGTAATCTTTGTTTTTACTAAGTGCTGTTGCAGGTGTTTGTCCAGCAAAAGGACTACCATAACGTACTTTAAATACTTGGCCTTCGAAACCTTGGTTGCTACTTGTAGCAAGTTTTACCAGTTCAACTTCGATTGCACCCATATAGTTAGGATCAAGGTGACCGACTACCTTTGCCATATACGGACCTGGATCTAATTTTACTATTTTACCTGCGGTTCTTGTATCTTGTCCCATTATATTAAATTATTACCTCCAAACTCGTCAACGCCAGTTTTTTCTTTTGCGTCTTGACTTTTTATTCTATTTTGTTGAACTGTCGTAATAACCGAGTCAGCATTAACCTGGAAAGGAGTACCGTCTGTGCTTTCTGATATTGCCTGTGCTGATTCTATTACGCCGAAATTGTCTTTCAATCTAATTTCTTGGTTGCCCTTTTCTGGATCTTGTGAAGTTTCTTTCTTAATATATTGATTAGGTCTACGAACCAATTCAATTGTCTGCTTAAATTGTCCATCGTTTAATATATTCTTAACTGCAATTACTTGATACAATCCACTAAACGCATCAACAGCAACAGTTTCTTCAGGGAATCCCATTAGACCGTTGTCTTTGTAATCAACAGGTGTTCTAAAGTTTACAAGAACATCAACTTCACCATATTGGTAATCAATGTTTCCATCAGCATCAATGTTAATAAATTCTGTGTTTTCTGAATTGTAGTTGCCTACTCCGCTATCTGCAAGATAGTACGGATCTCCCCAAATTTCCATTTCAAGTGTTAACAAGTCTGCATCAGAATTTACAATAGCATCATTAAATTTACGTGCAAGTTCTACACGCATATCGTCTATATCAACAGCGCCTGCCGCGGCAGTGTTATTGTTAATATCCATTTGTGTTTTGCCTGATATTGCTTGATCGTTATCTGCGTCTGTTTGTTTTACAACAGTTACAGGACTTTCTTCGGCGTCTTTACCTTCTTCAACGTTAAGTTTAGGAAGTACACCTGGAGAAATACTTTTAAAGAATGTATTATCCAAGTTAATATTAAAATTAATAATATCTTCATTTTTGCCACTATAGATATAATTGTATTCTTTACAAACCTGTTGTTTCAACGCGGCTATACCATACGGTATTTTATCAGGTGATAAAAATTTTGCTTCATTTACAAGATATGGCATAATTCTGAAAACATAAATTTTAGGTGGTGAACCTTGTTTCTTTTCTGTTACAGGATCTGTAATGTTAAAAACTTGTGTGTCAATCTTAAACCATTTTTTAAAACCTTTGCTATCACTTGGTTGTCCAACAATACTGCGTCCATACTCTGAAATCGTTACAAGTTCTTCAATTATATCTTGAATTCTTGTACCTTGTGTAAATTTAATTTCACCTAAGCCGGGAGATAGTTGCATTTGTCCTCCGGATCTTGACCAAACATTTTTTTCTTTATCCCAAGTAAATTTAGCATCACCAAATGGTTGATTAGTGCTTCCAAGTCTTTCAAGATCAAACACAGTGCTTAATCCTATTTCGTTTGCATTGGCTTTACCTGTTTGTTTATCTGTAATTTCTTGTCCTAACGGAGATTGCGAAACTAAGGTTTCTATATAATATTCATTAAAGTCTTCAGGTACATCTCCATCTTTGATCATTTTATAATAATCTTGGATTTCTGCTACACTTTGTTGTTTTCTCTGTGCAGTGTTAGTACTAACACTTACAGTGTTAACACCGCCACTGGCTGTTGTTGCGCCGGCACCGCCGTCACTTGCACCGCCTGATAAATTTCCTTTAGTTGCACGGGTTTTAGGAAATACTACAAAATATTGATCTGCTGTAGTAATCTGCTGTTCAATTGCTCTTTTTCCATAATACTGATTTAATGCACTTGATAAACTTTTTGGACTGCTTTGAAATAGTTCTTCAAGTGTTCTTCCGACTAAGGTTACATCACAGGGTATGGATTGAGTAGCATCTTTTAATGCTCCTTCATTATATGCAACACCTTCAACAACATATTGGCTTCCTCCGTTATTAACTTCTAAACCACTACCTACAAGTTTAAAAGGTAAAAGTTTAGATGCTTCTGGTACTACTTTAGGATTACCATCGTTGTCCCAACCAACAAAGTCTAATGTTAAAAGAAATGGTGCTTCTAAATAATTCTGATGTCCTGCTTGATATGCACCGACTTGCAATGCTTGTAGGAACAATCCCATACTGTAAGGCTCTGTAATTTCAAGTCTAAAACCAACAGCATTAGTTGTTCCTTTTCTTCTACTTGGAGAAATTAATGCTTCTACTTCTAAAGAATCACAGTAAAATTCTACTTTTTTACCGGAAGACTCGTATGCTGTTAATGTCTTACTATCACCAAGTCCGCCGCCGCTTTGTAGTATTGCTATCGAAGGTCGTCTAATTCTATATGTGTTGTCTGGATCATTTATTTCTGCATTGGTCAATGCATACATTGCAATTCTATAATTGTAACTTGCAAACTGTCTTAATACATTAGGCAAAGGTAAATTTAAAACTCTGCCGTCTGCGGTATAAGCAATTTCTTGTGGATCTACTTTTACTTTTTTAGGTGGCTCTTCTTCTTTTTCAACTGCCTTGTCTTCGTTGGCTTTAACTTCTGTTTTGTCTGCATTAGTGTCAATGTCTGAACTATCTTGTGTTCCTGGACCATAGTCGCCATCAGTAAATTGATTTGCATCAGCATTTAAGTCATCTTTGTTTTCATCAACAAAGTCTTTGATTATATCTGTTGGACTTCTTCCTGGGGGTGCTAATGGTTTTGCCATTTTTTATTCTCCCAGCAACTGTCTTAGTCTACTGCCCTTTGGTACATAAATGCCTAACCCAGATCTAAAATCATATACAGGATCTTTTAGTGTGTCCATGTTACGCTGTGCAAACACCCACCATAACTTTGGATCGCCATACATATCATATGCTAACAAATCAGGACGTTGGTGGTACTGGGGTTGAATTTCGTAAATTACATCATCGCCAGATTCTGGAACTGGACGTATTTGAAGTATTCCTAAATACTCTCTTCTAACAAGTCTTGTCTTACCCCAAGGTGAATTATTAGCCATTAAATAAATCCTTTGCCGCCGTTAATATAGTCCCCTTTAACAAAACTATCTAAACTAAATTGTTCTACTCTTGCTCTTGAATAGATAGGTTGTAATGAAACTGTTACTTGACTTTCAACTGGAACATAAGCAACTCTTCCTCTGTCAGTACCTTCAAGTTCTTTATTTGCATTCAAATCAGGAGAATTAAATCCGAAATCAAGATCCACTGCAAGATAGTCAACATCGGTTGGCATATCTAAAGTAAAGTTTGTAATAACAACAGGAACATCTTTGAATACATAATCTCCATAACCGTTTAATTTTACAATCGGTGGTGGAGCACCTTGATTAGAAGTTTCACCATAAAACATTTTTGTCATGCTTCTTAGATAGTGCAACATTGCTATCCAATATTCACCTTCTAATGCATTTTGAACAATAAACTGACCTGTAAGTGTCATTGCGTCCACACTTGAATTCTGATAAGCAAAGAACGGATAATTACTATGTACTGGCGTAATTGCGTTATAACTTGCTTGATGAGACATAATAATTGTAGGCGTGTATGGAAAACACAAACCTCCTGTACTCTCAGCCAATCTTTTAATGTAAGGACTTTCGAGAAACGACTTAATAGGAGGAATACTTAATTTGACTCTCCAATCTTTAGAATTAGGATCTTGTGCCCACGATGCTCCACCTACTTCAAGTTGTGGTGGTTCTCCATCAGTTGGAATAGTTCTTGATCTAATTGATTTCATAAATCCTTTACCACCTGCTTGTAGGATATCAACTGTTTGTGTTGCCAAGTCTTTGGTCGTATCGATTATGTCACCTGTTGTAATAGGTGTTTTCAATTCATTAAAGTCAAATGTATCTGCCATAATTGGTAATCCTCGTTACAAGTATTTATTGACAAAATTATCAGAGTATATTATAATAAGGACTATAAATGGAGAAAAAGTGTGAAAAGAGTAAACTATCTGAACAACAAGGACCTATTAGCCGAAATCCACAAGTCAAAAAACAGTTTTTGCAGTTTTGTGGACAAAGAATACCATCAATTTGATATTATTTTACCCAGCATAGACAAAATTAACGTAAGAACAATAGCAGAAGCAAAAAGAAACAAAGCAAAAAGATTAGGTGATGCAGATTATGCCTCACGTAAAGAAGCAGGTGAAAAAGTAAAACAAGCAGACTGTGCTATAGATTATAGAAAAATTACCAAAGAAGAACTTATATTTAGGATTATGACTTATGAACATATTCCTGAAGAAAAAGGACGTAAAAAGAATCCTAAAACCGTAGCAGATACAAAAATAAAATTAAATTTTCCACCATTCCAACATTTTAAATTTGACGACAATGATAACTTAATCTGTGTTGGTAAAAGCCACTGGGAAGGTGGTATGGAAAACGGATTTTTCAAATTGAAAGGCGGAAACGCAACAGAAAAACTTGCACGTATGTGGATGAAATTGTGTGATCGTTATGCTACACGTGGTAATGTACGTGGATACACATACAACGACGAA